GGTGCCAAATGGGGAAGTGGACAGTCGCTGATCCACCACGGATGCCATTTTGAGTGCAACATCTGACAGTTGCTTCAAACTTTTTGAGGAACGGGACAACACCTGTGTGCTGCACTTCACCGCCCCTGATTTTAGCGTTGATCCCACGGATGCGACCTGCGTTGATGCCGATACCAGCCCTTTGAGCGACATAGCGACCAACGGCCATATCACTACTAAAAATACTATCCAAGGTATCGTCAATATCAACCAGAACGCAAGACGCATACTGCCGAAGGGGTGTTCTGACTCCTGCCATGATTGGTGTTGGGATGTTGATTCTGTGTTTTGATATTGCATCGTAATACTTTTTGACGTAATCTAATCTTGTTTCTTGTGGATATTTAGAGAAAATTGTAGCAGCAATTAACAAATACATGAACTGTGGTGTCTCATATAAGTCACCTGTGCTTCGGTCTTGTACAAGATACTTATCTACAACTTGTCTTAGACCTGCGTATGTGAACAAATAATCACGGTCATGGTCTAGGAATGATTCTAACTTATCAAACTCCTCATCACTATAAGTCGTTAATATATCTTCATCATATATTCCCTTATCAACACATTTAATCACATGTTCTTTTAGATTAGGAAGTTCATGTATTCTACCATATAAATTTTTTCTCAAAGCAAACAGTAAAAGTCTTGCTGCAACGTATTGATAATTTGGATGATCCAAATCAATTAAGTCACTTGCTGAACGAATTAGTATCTCCTGTATCTCTGCGGTGCTGATACCGTCATAAAACTGAATACCAGACTGAATCTCTACCTGACTGGCAGAGACCCCTGCAAGGTTCTTACACGCTTCTTCTACCATTACGTGCATCTTTTCAAGGTTTAATGGTTGAATAGTGCCATTTCTTTTGATTACCTTTGTTCCGTTACTCATACCTTTTTCCAGTTGTTAAATTTTACTTTTGCTGCTAATCCCGAATGTGTATTCGATTGTAATATTGACATAATATCGTGCCCAGATAATACCATATCATTGATATCTTTTTCAACTATTTGTTTTGGCCAGATAACTATCTTATCTCCTCGACCAATGGTCTTGTCGATTCTTTCAACGATTTCTCTGTTACGAGGTTCGTTATCAAAAACCCAAATATAATTGCTCCAACCAAACGTCCGAACATCAAGATCGGAACCGCACATAGCAACCGAGTTTTCCACGAACGTGGAGTCAAACGGTCCTTCGGTGATGTAGATTGGTTTTGTTTCATCTATTTTATCTAATCCATATATTTTGGGGGCATCTTCACTAAGCATCACAGTAATGTATTTAACAGAATTAGGACCTAGACTTCTGCCCTGAAATCCAATTAAGTTCTTTTCTGTATCATGCAGTGGTATTATAACACGACTTTCGTCTTTGTTAATATTGTTAAAGGTTTGTTTGTGTGTGTTTGTCCACTTTTGAAATTCACTTGTAAAGTAAAATAGATTTGGATCTATCTTTCTCTTCTCAAGATATTTTGTAGCAATCGGTATCTCTGATGCTCTTGGTAAATCTAATTTAGATTTAAATACTGGTTTCTTGAAATTAAACTTTGGTTCTTCTACAACAAAGTTTCGACCACCTGCATGACCCTCCTTAAACTTTTCCATTACATATTGTTTGTGAAGAGTTGCATCAATCTGTTTTAAGAAGTTATTGAAAGATAAACTTATTCCACAGTTATGGCACTTGTAATTAGTATTAGTCTTTACTTGATAGAAATATCCTCTTGCCTTGTTTTTGTGCTTCTGAGAGTCACCACAAATCGGACAACGAAAGTTATAGAGGTCTGCCTTAACTCTCTTAAACTTTTGAAGTCTTGATGATATTAATCCAATATATTTTGAATCAACAATATCCATTACTCACCCAAAGTATGAATCACTGGTTTTTCACTTACCAGTATATCATATAACTGTGCACAGTTTGCTGCTGACACGGGAATAAACTCATCCTCTGCGTTAAATAAATCGTCACGGATTGCCTGATTGATAACAATTGAACCATCATCACCAGATATAGATCGATGCCAAGTTCCTCTTGGTATAATTAATGCCCCTGAGGAACGATTTAGATGAACTATATGATATGGATACTTCCACTCTGGATTTATCAACTCAAAGGTTCTCTCGCCCCTTAGAACACGATTATGATCTACCTGATGATAATGAACATAAAATTGTTTTGCTCCAACAGAATCATCTGGTGGAGATATAGCAGATCCCTCATGTACGACTAAATCAGATGCGTTTGAATCTTCTACAGATATGTCATAAAAAATAACATCCCGTGTTTCACGAAACACACGATGCTTCTTAAATTCAACGTCGCTCATTCTGAAATCTTACTTTTCCAATATTATACTTGATTGTGGTGGAACTGTCAATGATCTCATAAATCTCTGTCCTACAGGAGACACTACAAAACTGATTATGGTAAGTGCACCTGCAATTGTCCACATTTTTTTCTCTATAACTCTCAGACGATTATCTACAAGTCTTATATCCCTTTCACATCCTTTCTTTATTACTTCTGCGTGTCGATCTAAATTCTGTTGTACTTGTTCTATTTTTTCAAATAGAACTGCATCTATGCGGTCTTGCTTATCTAATTTCTCATTATGGACTGCTAGGAGTTCACCCATCTTCACAGAGTTTTCCTGTAAAGATTGTACTACTTTCTCTAGTCTTTCAAGTATTGCTGCATTTACACCATTATTATTTTCCATTTTTCTTATTTGCTAACCACATCCTTCTTGAACCATGACCACCATAGATGTATTGCTTCTTCTTTTTCACTGGTGGACTATCGGGTGGTAGACCTGCGACAGCACCACTGCTCGCATTATTGGTTGGAGGAGCACCAGCAGCAACCTCCTCACGAATTGAACGAACTATATCAATTAGTTTTTCTAATCGAGAATCGTTATTTGATTTATCTGATAAGTTCATATACTCTTTTGACGCATCTACCATATCATCAACATCAGTCTCAGTCAACTTTGCAGCAGGGAATACATTTGAAAGTCGATAGTTCAAACCATAAGGAGTTTGATAATCCTGATCTAATAAAGGTTCATGTAATAATTTATCATATCCAGTAACTGCACCTGTTGCAGCAGCAGAAAACCCAGCCTTTGAACCACTTGAACCAGTATTATTGGTAGGTACATCTTCTTTTAGATTCCTAACAATAGTAATAATTCTGTTGATGTCCATTAGACTAGGTTTAATTCTTTGATACAGACCATATCCTCAGGTATGCCATGAATATGACTCTTTGGGTATTCTGGCACTCGATTTAAAAATATAAGAAAACTCTTGATTGCTGGCCAGAGGTCCTCTTCTAAGTTATAGAAGAGTAAAGGTGTGGCAGCATCATCAAAAACATTAAACAAAACTGTAAGATGATTTAGAATTAAATGTGTTTTTAGAACACCAGTATTCTTATACCTTTTTAAAAGTCTTTTGATATACTTAATTCGCTTTAAATCATCTTCAAAATCTTCTTTAGTAACCGCGTGAGGATTGTTGTAAAATTTTATAGCGAATAACATATAGTTATTCTCGTTCAATTCATCAAATCTCATATCATATTAATATGTAAAATTATGCTAGTGGATTACCGTTATATATTGGTGTGTTACCTGTTGTGATTCCAGACATCGCAACTAATAAGTCTTTCTTAACTCTTAGATTACCATGCATATCCATGTAAGTTGTAACACCTACCCAACCAGCACCAGTTTCAAACTGAGTTGTTTGAGCGTGTTGTACACCTACAGTTGAAACACCAACTACCTGTGTTTCATCACCTGTTACATCTTCTGAAGCAAAAACTTCAATTATAGAACCAGAGATTACACCTCTTGATATTGTTACAATTGTATCTGCTGCATGACCTGCTGCCAATTTAACATTACCAGATAACACAATGTCTACACTATTTGCAGTTCTATTCTCTATGGTTCCAATACCAGCAGTATTAATTCCTGCTAGACCTATACCAAATGTGTCACCTACTTTAAGATCATCTAAGTGTGCTCCAAATCTACCACCATCTAAGAAAGAAAGGATTGGTGCTTCTTTTAGAGTGAGTAAAGCATCTCCTGTTGAAGCAGCATTTGCTAATCTGTATTCACTCTTAACTGTGGGAAGACCACCTTCAACTCTAATTGTGTTAGCAGCGATAGTATTGACTTTATGATAAGCTGGTCTTGGAAGTAAACCTCCATGAGTAATCTCTACAACATCTCCGACAACAATACCATTACCAGTTACAGTTCCAGTGGTGGTAATCACTGTTGTACCAGCTGCTACGTTTCCGTCAACTGTTGTTGCTAATTTGAGAGCACCTTGTTGTGCGATTCCTCTTGAAAACTTATTGAAGGCAGCATCGGTAGAACCTGACTTTGGAGTTTGCGTAATCTGATAAGCAACACCAGTAAGGTCTATTGGACTTATACCAGCAGTTGAATTGATATAAAGTTCTTGTGTATTTCCGATACCTGTGATTACTGCTTCACCAAAGTATCCTGCACTTCCACCAAATGGTGTTCCAAACCTTATGACATCACCAGTAGCAGCGTAACCAACACCATTATTGATACCAAAAGTTGTTCCACTTCCGACCACAAGTCTATTGGCATGGTTCAGGGTGACTGTCCCGTCCGAAAGTTTGTTATCTAATTTTCCCCAAAGAGACATTGTTTTTCCTATCGTAAATCTTTTCTAGAGATATTTATATATCTCTGATATTAGCGAGATTTGAGTGCCTCTTTAACTGTCTCAAGTAATTTGTCGTCAGCAGTAGTTTTTGTCATCTTGACTGCTTTTCCAAGCACTACAAGACAAATGTCTATTAACTTATCTCCGAGTTCAGCATCATCTGGAATCTTAGATACTGCATCAGAAATTATTTTTGAAGCAAAAGGTAGTAAAAATGAAAACATGATTTTAACTTAACATCTATCATATATAGCCACCTTTAATTTATATTAACAATTCCAACGTTTTCTTGCTTGTCTTAATCTACTGTTTGGATCCTTCGCTGCTTTCGGAAACTTCTTCATCTGACCTGCACTTCTTGCACAATAACTCTTTCTGCGATTTGCTGCCTTTGAACCCTTCTTTAATTTAGATGGTTCTGTGGTCACAGCAGTTTTTAATTTAGAACCAGGATTTTTACGACGATATGCTTCGACACCTTTCTGTGTCATACCAGCACCTGATTTAGTAGGTCTTTTGTGTCCTGACTTAACACTCATACCCTTCATGTCATCCTCAACAATGTTGAGTTCTTCTTTCATACCACGTTTTGCTTTATGTTCCTCTCTTCTTTTAGCAATTAATTCACCTCTTGTCGCATCTTTTGTAATCTTCTTTCCAGTCAACGGATCAGGATTCTCACCTTTTGTGCCAAATCTTCTCTTGTTTCTGATAGATGCTTTACCATAAGTTGAAGCACCTGCCTCATACTTTGCCTCTGGTATAACATCTTCTTTTGTTACACCTGCCTTTGCTCTTTCCTTTTCAGCAACTGATTTGATCACCATCTTTATCTTGTTCTTTAGAGAGTAAGGGTTCTCTTTTTTCTTTTTTCCAAATGCTGCCATTTGTCCTGATGGTTTACCAGATCCTCTAGTGATGCCATATGCCATACCTTCAGAAGTATCTGAGGTGTGTTGCTTATCTGGTTCGTTCTTTGCTAAATTTTTCTTTTTCTGTTTATCTGTTATCTTTGGTCCACCCATTGGATCACCGTACTCATCTCTTTCAACTTGTTCCTTTTTTACGCAGTTTGGATACCTCTTACCAAACATTGTCTTCATACCTTTCTTCTCATATCCCTTCCAGCATTTTTCTTGGAACTGTTGGAATGAAATACCAGTTGGTTCAAACTCTTCTTTCTTACTACTATTGCCCCAGTTCGCAGCACCAACTTTACGACACTTAACTAATGCACCTGATGCATAAGCACTTGGCCATACTGAATATCTTGACTTAACCTTATGATAACAGGCATCTTTTGTACCACTACCTTTACCCTTCTTATCTTTCACTTCATTGAGTTGAGTTTCTTCTTTCATTTTTTTCTTCCTAGGACTATCAGTTGAAACGTAAGTTGGTTTCGCAGCACCAGTTTTTTGCTGTTGACCAGGATCTGCTTTCTTTTTACGACGTGCAGCAGATAATCTTTCTGCCTTTGTCATACTTGCTCTCTTTGCAGAGGATACACATTTAGGTGTTCCTTCACCAGGTTCATCACTCGCACAGGTTCCACCTGTAACTACATTCACCCAACCACCTTTTCCGTCTTTGGATTTAGAACCCTTAAACCATTTATGTAGTGAACCCTCATTCATATCTTTAGGTTTTTTACCTTTCTTCTTCATATTTATAGCAATCGCAGCTTGTTGAGCAGGGTTTGCTGCTTCATTCATCTTCTTGGTTTTCTTTTTCATCGAGTTGATGAACTTTCGATAGACCGCTGCTTCAGAGGTTTTACCCATTTCTCTTGCTCTTTGTTCCATAGCAACAGCAGCTTGAATCTTATGAGCATGTGATCTTGATGAACCACGTATCTTTGTGACAGATGCTTTAGCAGTAGCCACGTCCTTAAAACCGAGTCCGTGAATAGTTCCTTTAGGATTTTCATCTGTATATAAATCTGAATGTTTCTTAGAGTTTGCTGGTTGTCCCTTCTTTCTTGGAATGCGTGGGTTTGATTCTTCTGCTATCTTCTTTTCAAGAGTGTCTGCCTGTTTCGCATGACTCTTAACTGATTTACGAAGTTGCTTGACAATCTTCTTAATCTGTTTGTCTTCACTTATTTTAACTTCTTCTCCCACAGCAGCATACTTTTTCCTATCCCCTTCCATCTCTCTTCTTTTGAGATATTGACTTATCTTTGTTCTCTTACTTCTTGGACCTGGTTTCGTCTTATCAATCAGACGTGCCATTTTTAAAGCAGGACCTACGTTTGGATTACCATATCCTTCTTTGGTCACCTTCTTCTCAGGTAAACCCTTATGTTTTGTAGATGCAAATTTCTTTACATCTCCTTTCTTCATATCCGCTGCTGCCTTTGCGGTCTCTGGTGTTGTTGGAGCTTGTTCTCCTTTTTGTATGGCACGAACAATTCCAAAAAACTTTTGTTGTTTCTTAGATACTGCTGGCATTATTTTTTCTCCACATCCATAACAGCCTTGCCATACTTCTTCTTCACCCTGTCAAATGCAGAAGGTCCTTTGTTTACCTTCTGTGTCTTTTTCATTTCTTCACTTGGTGGATATGAAGTTCCATCCTTCTTATCCTTCGCAGGTTTTACCATTCCACGATCTCTTGCGATATCGTATCCTTCTTCACCTAGATTAGACTTTTTTTTTACTATCGAACTGAGTGCTTCAACTGCTTGTTGAACTGTTGGATTCACTTCTTCTTTTTTCATACCCATCTTTCCACCAGGCACTTTTTCACCTGCAAATTTTTCAATATTTTTTTCTAATTTTTTTACCGCCTTTGGATGTGACTTACTCATATCCATTGTTCCTTTGTAACCCTCAACCACCTTACCATCAACTTCTTTTTCATTATACATGTTCAGTTTCTGACCACTTGTAGGTGCTGGTGACATACTAGGCATTTGAGTAGCACCCATCACACCCATTGCTCTTAACTTGTTTTTCATCAAGTTAACTTTAGTAGGCATAGATCTTGGATCTTCTTCCTCTTTTTTTGCTTTTTTCTTTTCCTGTTTTGGTTCAACTGGAGCAACTTCCTCTTTTACTTCATCAGGAAAAACTTTAATTAAGTTTTTGTTATTAACTCCTTTTCCTGTAATTTTCTTGTCTTCTTCTTCTTTCTTTTCAATGAGTCCACTGAAAGCTTCTTTCCAAGAATAACTTTCTTTCTTTGCCATTGCTTTACCAATTGCTTTACGACGATTCATGAGATACTTGTCAGTACCATCTTTCTTACCATCGTTATTGACATCACCATCTTCTTTACCAACTGGATCTAATCCACCACCACCTTTTGCTTGAGCAGTTTTCTTACCTTTATACTTTTCAGATTTGGTAACCTCACCATACTCAGTCATTTCAACTGAAGAGATGTTTGGATTATTACGTAACTCAGCAATCTTCGCACGAGTTGCCTTTCTTACATAGGAGTTTCCACTCTCTTTATCAGTAACTCTAACCTTATATGTCTTTTCTTTTGACTCTTCTTCTGTTATTTCTTCTTCGTCTTCATGTGGTATTACATTACCATCAGCATCTTTCTTATGGTGCTCAACAAATACTTTGAACATTGCTGATGCTGTAGTATCAGCAACAAGTTTGCTAACATCTACATAGTCTTCACCCATCAACATCTGTTTTGCCCTTGTCTTTACAGCAGGAGGTGCAGGTGACTTAGCAAGTTGTGCACCATATGCTTTCTTAACAGCAACTGGGTCTGCTTTTCCACCACTCTTTGCTTTTAGAGCTTGACGAACTTTATATCTAGTATCGTAAGCGAGTTGTCTTGCTTGTTTCTCAACTTTCTCTTTCGCTCCACCACCTGCCATAGGTGCAGTAGGTTTACCAGTATTTTCCATGAAGATAGATTACTTACTCTTTTTTCTATATTTATTTATGAATTGTTTTCCGTAAGAAAAACCAGGAACTAATGTCTCCACATATTTTCTGTGAGCATCGGTGCCAATCAACCTTTGACTTGCAGGAACACCCGACTGATCTGTTCCATTTACAACTGCTTCAGTAACGTCTTTTAACCATGACTTGAACATGATTCTATCCTCTGTCACACAGATTAGATAACTTGTTCCTCTTCTTATAATTCTACCTATCAATCCTGTGTTTATATTCTGAACTGTTTCTCCAATATTAAAAACTTTCTTACTTACATAGTTCTCACGCAAGTTTTTCCAATCAAATTTAGGTGCAATCTCCCAAAGGTTCCAACCTTCTTTGATATTCATTGACTTTCTGACATTATCAAATAGTTCTCTTGCTGCCTTTTTATTCATCGTAGTTGGAACACCTCTTAGGAAACCATCAAAATCATTCTCTGCTGCTGCCTTTCTTTGTTTTGATGCAGACATTCCCTCTACACTATCAGAGTCAGGGTCACGATCACCAGCAGAACGAACTTCAATATTATCAAACTGGTACATCTTACCATTATAATTATTAACTAACTTATCAAATTCTTTCTGTCGATCAGCACCACCAACAATTCGAACACCAGCATAACCATCATTGTGTGCTCTCTTTAATATATCAAAGATAGTTTTATTACCAGGATCATTGATTATCTTTTCACTATGCTGTGGAAACATTTGTTTCATCACAGAAACTTTCATATCAGGGTCTAATGGATTCTTCTTTTTATCTTGACTACGTGAAGGTATAATTACATAATCACCATCATCTGATGAAGAAGCAACCGTATTTAATAACTTCTCATGTCCTGTAGTTGGTGGATTAAATCTACCAAATGCTACAGTCAAAGTTCCTTTTGTTTTTTCAACCTCTGGTGGTTTCATCTCAATTGGTTTATCTGCCTGTGGTTGAGATGATGTTTGTTGTGATAAATTCTTTTCTTTATCTGTCTGTGGTGGATCTTGCTTACCGACTCTCTGTCTCTTATTGTAAAACTTTAATTGTCCTTTATCTGTCTTTGCTACAAACTCTCCCTTTTTATCATACCATCCTCCATGACCATCTCCAGTCAATCCCATACGGGTTGCCTGTTGAACTGCTTTTGATTCAGATATAAACTGTAAAAAAGACTTCATCTTGATAATTTAAACATTATTGTCTTTTCATTTGCAATAATGTAATTAATAATTTTTTGTCGTATTTGTATATATTTATCTGATTTTCGTTTATGCTTCTTTCCACCAACTATTCCATCAAAGGAAGTATATACATGATATACAAAATCATTAAAGATTTGTCTTTGATTTTTTGACTTCGTTTCAAACGAATTAAATAACTTATCAATTAAGTCGTTCATTCTATTTTATAGTATGCTGATGAATATTTAGATTGACTGGAAGCATAAAGATATAAATCTTCAACTATTTGATCACGTTTATCTTTTTTTAGTTGCTTCCTCTCTATTATATCAAGTAATTGTGTTACTTGCAATTTAGAGTATAAAAATTTAGGAGTAATTATTTTTGGATCTTCTTGTAGTTTTTTTATTTGAGGGTCTGTCATTCTTCCATATTTTTTCAAACCAACTGCAATTTCAGCAAATACTTTATTAGGTTCTGTTCTAACTCGTGTGGCAGCATTCGTAGGGATTGTTGCTTGACCATGATTTCTTAAAATTAGATTTGTAGGTCCTAGAGAAATTTTACCTTGATTGGCAAATGCTCCTTTAACTTCACCCTGCCATCCAGTAAGTCCGTCACCAGCACCAAAAGATCTATACTGTATTTTTGTTCCCCCTGTAAGTAGTATGTAACCGTCAATCGATTTTTTACTATACTCATAACCTGCGTAATATTTGCAAGTTTTCATGTCTTTGAATATATTTTTAGTAGAGATTCTTGCAGATCCTACAATCTTTTTTAGAGATACTCCAATGAGTATATTATCTTCTAACTTTTCTTGTATTACTTGATTGAGTCCTAAGATGGTATTTTCCTTATCAAAAGATTCAAATGAAAAATTATTACTAAACATCCATATATCTGAAGGATTCCATTTGTTTATATTAATTCTAACATTTTCTTGTTTAGATACTCTTTTAAATGCTGCTTCTATTTTATCAACTTCTGATGAACCTCGGTGAAAAACATATTTACCCTTTCCCTTAAATGTTTCAAATAATTTATTCGCACCAAGCAAAGATGATTCAACCCATTCATCAGGTAGATCATTTAAAATTTTATTATTGTTTTCGTCTACATTGAATAGTTTTGAATATTTCTTGACATTATCAAATGTTATATCGTTACTGGTAATCTTCCTTCCTAAACCAAATGCAATTGCTGCATACAAACATTGTGCAGATTCAGTTAATCTGGTTGCTTCTGCACCACCACCAGAACCTTTATTTCCTTTTAATTTGTATATTAATCGTATCTTTTTATTTTCAACAGATACTATCTCTGTGCCACCAAAAGAACCTACCTGTCTGGTAAGTTCTCCAAACATTATTCTTTCTCTGTTGAACAAAGACTCTACATCACTTCTTGTCTTTGTTCTTTCATCACTTTCAATTCTAATTTCAGTAAGAGTTGAAGTATCTTTTATGGTTTCAGTATTGGAATTATTTAATACTGATTGAGCAAGACTAATAATTTCAGATGACGAAGCTAGATTAGCCACTTATTTACTTTTTGAAGTATTTATTGATAATGTCTATCTGATCTTGATACTTCGCAATCATATCTAATTCTCCTTCGATTGCTTCTACAATATTTGAATGTTCTCCAATACCCACAGGATTTGCAAGATATACTTCAATATTTGCTTTGTGTTTGGCAATATCACCTTGTGCGTGTGCGAGTAATGCTTTGATTAGTTGTTCTCTCATCTGTCTCCCTCCTTACGGTTTTCTGAATAGTGAACATCGAAATCTCCACCAGGATATCTCTTCTTTAATTTATCTACATTACATTCGATCACTTCATCAAGAGTTACGTGTAGTGCTTTACATGCTTGCATTACGTACCACATAACATCTCCCAACTCAATAATGAGATGCTCCCGATTATCATGATTCCAAGGCTTACCCTGAAAAACCATTTTCTTAACGATCTCCATGAATTCACCACCTTCAGCACTGATGCCAACAGCAGCAGTAAGAAGCCTGTGAATATTGGAACCTTCTCCGTCAAGGGTACTAAGACTTTCAAGGAAAGATTTATAATCTTTACTGGGATTGGATGTGACACCATCCACGAATATAGCATACTTATCCAAGTCAACTTTTTGTCCTGCATAATTGATATGTGGTTGTTGATGATTGTGTGTGTTGTGGTCTCCAGACATAATTAAATTTCGTGTAAATCGCTTTGAGGTAATTCTTCTAATACAGATTCAAAAGGTAATCTTCTTTTCTGTTCGGGTAATCCACGTTGACCAGGTAACTCACCATCAGTTTCAGCATCTACATCAACAATATGTGGTGGTAATGGTTTTGGTGCATCTATTCTTTTATAAGTAAACCCCTCACCTTCATGTAATTCTAGGGTTGTGATTGCATATTTTTCATGACTACAATCACAGTATTTTTCTCCTAACTTATCATAAACCGACCAGTAAGGATAAAAATGATTAGGCAGTGCCATTAGAATTTAAACTCCGCAAAAGATTTTTTTGGTTTTTGTTTGAATTTATTATACTCCTCTTCTTGTCCACTGTCAAGAATATCTTCTTGTGCCTTCTGTTCGCAGTCATATAATCTCATCTTAGCACGATCTATTCCTATCACAAACCTCTTAAATATCGTTGGATCGTTGTATCTATTCTTTAACTGTTTGACCATGATTTGATTTAACCCTTCGAGTTCTTCAGTAGATATAAGAGCAAACATAAGATCAGCAGTTGCAGGAAGACCAAATGATTCAGAGGTATCGGTAAGGTCAACATCAGAACTAGCAAAACCACTGCGAGTAGTTTGAGTTGCGGATACAATCGGTACATTCGCTTCGACAGCGAGACCACGAAGTTCTTCTGCAATTGCTTTGATATACGAGTAAGAATTGACATTTGCTGCTGCCCTATAACGTGAAGACGCACATATATTTAAGTAGTCTATGAATATTATATCAGGTTTGAAAGACTTCTTCAATGCTAGTTCATTTAATAATGTTTTGAAGTGACCGCTATGAGCACCTGCTGTAGGATATTCTTTAATAATTAATTGACCTTGAGTCTTCTTAGATACATCAGTAACCTTATTCTCAAACATCAACTTTGGAAGATCTGATAAATCTTGAATCGATACGTCTAATAAGTTTGCATCAATTCGTTCAGCAATTTTCTCCTCTGCCATTTCCATTGTAACATAGAGTACGTTCCTCCCTTGTAGCAACACGGAGCTAGCGAAATGGCACATGAATAGAGATTTCCCGACACCCGTACCAGCAAGTGCGATGTTAAGAGTCTTATTAGGTAAACCGCCTTTGGTAATTTTGTTAAAGTATTCGAGATCAAATTCAATTTTTTCTTCTTTCTTATGGTAGAACTCATATCTTTCTTCGTAGTTTAGTAAGTAATCATGTCCAACGTTATTGTCAAATGAAACTGATAAAGCATCTGATAGAATGTTTGGGATTGCGTCACGATTTTTCTTTTCATCATTACCATCGGCAATGTGAATTGATTCCATAAGAGCAAGATAAATCGCACGGTCACGACACCATTTCTCGGTCACATCAAGTAACCATTGATGGTCTACAACTGACTCTTTAAGATTTTGATTTATCTCTCGAATTTCTTTTGCTTCAATATCAGTTAAGTCTGTTCGATTTTCAACCTCAATATTTAGTGCTTCTATTGTTATAGAAGATCCATACTTTACAATAAAAGATACAATCTCTTCAAATATTATCTTTTCCTTTCGATCTTCAAAATAATCAGATTGGATAAATGGGATTACTTTTCGAGAATACTCTTCATTAAATATCAGGTTTTGAAGAATAGAAGTCTCAATCCGTTCCATAAGAAAAATGCTTTTGAGCAATAGTGTCAAGTTTATTCATTATATCATCTGTGAAATACTGTGTTGGATTTTTTAGTATTTCTTTACCATATATTTTCTTACCATTGATTTCATATCTACCTGCAGTATTCTTCCACAAACCACCAAGTTCTCCAAGTTCAAGGAGACCATAGTATCTGTCAAGACCTCTCTCATCATAGTAGAGTCTTATTTCGACTTGTTGGTTTTCTTTGCTGAGTCTTGATTTAACCGTCTTAGCTTTAATAATGTTTCCAACAATTTCTGTCTTATCCTTTTCCTTTTTTTTGCCGAGATAAATGATTGTACTCGCGGCATACTTGAGCCCAGAGCCGCCTCCCATTTCTTTAGTCGGGACATAAGATCCGATAACATCGTACGTGTGATTTGTAACTATAAGTGGTATGTTTGCTTGACCAAGTTTAAGTGTGAGCATACGGAATGCTCCTTTGACAAGTTGTGATTTGGTCATGTCACGGACTTGCTTGTCATCTAATGCATCTCTTATTTCCTTTTCAGTAGAGAGCATACCTAATGAATCCAATACAAACATACAAGGTTTGCGATTTTCTTCATCTGTCTTAAGGTATATATCTACTGCCTTAAGTGCCTTACCACGAAACTCTTCAACTGTTACAACATTTACAACAACAAGTCTGTTTTGATCAATTCCACGAGATGCAAGTAATCCCTTGGTGATTGCAGCTTCAGTATCAAAATAGAGACAATACCCATCAGGGTTAGTGTCCAGAAAGTTCTTGACGATAGCAAGGGAAAAATAAGTCTTTCCAGTAGAGGTCTCACCAGCGATGGCAGTAATCTTATTACTAGAAACACCACCATAAATGGAACCGCTAACAAGCGAATTGAAGATATAACTTCCTGTATCAATGAATCTTTCTGTTTCATCTATATCTGCTGCGATTTGGGTGTATTCATCACCAATCTCTTTAACTATTTCTTTTAAAAAATCCATTACATAAAAAATGATTCAAGGTTTACTGTTTTTTCCACGTTCCATCCAATTGCATCAAGAATCGTTTTAAGTGGTTCTACAAAACTCTTCTCAAATTGTAGATCATAATCTATGTATTTGTCAAGGTCAAGTTCGTGTGGAAAGTCTTGAATAAATGAGATTACGTTCTCCTGTATGACGTTTGGTTTTTTAAGATAAAGAAACTTTACCTTTTCACCATTACCAATAAGTGAATATTTATTTGTCAATTTTTTATTCTTGATATAATGATTGAATAGAAGAGCACCTCTTATATGAATTGGTGTTCCCTTTGCATATATTGTAGCATGAGATTTATACTTTTCTACATTAGATGCAGAGCGAGGAAAAGATACTTCCTCAGGTGACAATGATTTAAATGTCTTTCGAGCATTATCAATATACTCAATCACTTCGTCTTCTGTGCCACTCATCATAAGTTTGAGAGCATCTTTAATCATTGTGCGACAAGGTGCAGGAGTTGATGACTTCACTGCTTCAATGCCCATCATCTTGAGTTTGGGTTCTTCATATCTCACACCTTCACTGTCCCATACATTTAAGATGTATCTTTTCTTTGCTGTCCAGATGCCACGGTCTGCGATATTCTCTCGCTTCATAAACATCTTTTGGTCATAAGCATTTACGTAGTTCGCCAACGTTTCATAAGAACTCGTAATATACTTTTCAAGTTCCATCTCACAGATCTTATTAAG